AGAAGGATGAGGAATAAACGATGGCAATTTATTTAGATAACAACGTTGGCCTGAAAATTGCCACTGTTGATTTGAGCGAATACGTAACTAGCATTACGCTAACGCAAACTTTTGATGAGGTTGAGACAACAAGTATGGGTAGTGGTTCTCACACTTTTGCAAAAGGTTTGGAAAGTTCAACACTACAAGTGGACTTCCTAAACGATTGGGCTGCATCTAAAGTACAGGCAACACTTCAGGCTGCGTACGGCACATCCGTAACGGCTTTAATTGTGCCAGTGCGTGCGGCATCCGCTACAGTAATTAGCGCATCAAATCCGTTGTACACCGTATCAATTTTGGTAAACAACTTAACCCCAGTAGGCACAGGCGGCCCTGAGGACTTTGCACGATCCAGCATGACGTTTACATGTACATCTGCGGTTGCATACGCAACTAGCGGTTCATTTAACTAAGGGGCAAACAATGGCACGGCTAAAAATCGTAAGGGCTACCGGGGAAAGTATTGTAAGCATTACCCCGGTGGTTGAAGTCGCGTTTGAAAAATACGCAGGCCAAGGCTTGTACAAGCAGTTGCGCGAGCATGAAAAAAACAGTGATCTGTACTGGTTGGCTCACAACGCCTTGATGCGTACCGAAGTTATACCGCCATTTGGTGACGATTTTTTATCGTCGCTTATATCGGTGGAAGTAATAGAGGATGAAAGCCCAAAAGTAGGATAGATCGGGGCAGTTTTACATATTTGGTGGCATCACTAGCCATTGAGTTAAAAATTAGCCCCGATCAAGTCCTGGCAATGGATGAAGTCATGTTTAAAGCAGTATTGCAAGTATTGGCAGACAGAGCAAGGGAGCGTGAAAATGCCCGTAAACATCACAGGCGTACAAGGCACACTTAAAGCCATGCGCAAATTTGATCCTGACCTAGCCAAGCAAATGAACACCCAAATCCGTGGTGCAATGATGCCTATACGTGACAAGGCTCGCGCCTTTGCACCGGGCAACAGTGAAATGCTAAGCGGTTGGACAAAAGCCAATACATCCACAGCCGCTAGAGGCCACAGGTTTTTTCCTAAGTATGATCAAAGCGAAACACGCGCAGGCATTGTTTACCGTCAGGGCGCTAACAATAAGGGCGAAGTGGCAGGCGCTAAATTTACAAGGCGCTGGCAGGTTGCATATTTTGTTGCTAACAACTCCCCTGGTGGAGCAATCTTTGAAACGTCAGGCCGCGTACATCCTAACGGCAGGACTTCATCTCATATTGTGGCCAGCCGCCATAAACTTGCAAAAGATAAAAAATACAGCGTATCTAGCGGCACACGCCGCGATATGAACAGCCTTAACCCAAATGCAGGCCGTCAATTCTTAGAACCGCTAGGCGCTTTGTACGGCAGCCGTGGCAGCATTGATCCGCGTTTTGGCAACACAGACCAACGTGGCCGCCTTATTTATCGTGCATGGGCTGAGGATCAGGGCCGCGCAGCACACGCGGTAAACCTGGCAATTAACGTAGCCGTGGCGCAGTTCAACGCTACAAACACCGCTAGCGCTTACGGATTGGCCGCCTAATGCCAAATTTAGTAGTCAGTGCGGTAGCCAAGTGGAACGGCACAGCCCTTAAAAAAGGCGAGCGCCAAATAACCCAGTTCCAAAAAACTACCAACCTTTTGGCTAAGTCATTTGCGGCGGCCTTTGCTACCCGCAAAATTGTGCAGTTTGGCAAAGCATCCGTAGCCGCATTTGCGGCCGATGAAAAGGCTGCCAAGTCCTTATCCATAGCGCTACAAAACACAGGCAATGGATTTGCCACAATAGCCACTGAAGGTTTTATAGCCCGGATGCAACAAACCTACAAAGTTTTGGATGATGAATTAAGGCCAGCATTTCAAACTTTGCTCACTGCCACCGGGTCAATTACTAAAGCACAGCAAGGTTTGGAATTAGCGTTAAACGTATCGGCTGGAACTACAAATGATTTAGTTACTGTTGCAAAAGCACTATCGCGTGGTTATGCAGGTAACACACAAGGGTTGAGCCGACTCAACGCAGGTTTGTCAAAAGCCATATTAAAAACTAATGATATGGAGCAAATCACCACCGCCCTTAGTATGAGATTTAAAGGCCAGGCATTAGGCGCTTTAAATACTTACGCTAAAAAAATGGATGCTTTAACTATTGCGGCTGAAAACTCTAAAGAGGCCATAGGTAAAGGCTTACTAGACAGTATCGCAGCCCTTGGCGGCAATGATGGGATTACTAAAGCCGCTGATTCAATGGAAACATTATCTCAAAACGTTGCAGACACAATTTATGGATTTAGTTTGCTTATATCTAAAGCACAACAATTAAGAGAAGTTGCAGGTTTTGGTTCAGGTGGTGCTGGTTTATTTGGTGCAACTGGGTTAGGTGCATTAGGTGGATTTGCAGTAGGTGGTCCTGGTGGTGCATTAGTTGGTGGCGCGTTGGGATTAACAGCCGCTAGAACAGCACAAATGACAAGCCAATACGGTAAAAATGAGCGCCTAAAAAACACACCGTATAGCAGTACTTCAATGTACTTTACACCGCAGCAGGCCGAACAGGGTAAAAAACTATTTGATGCTCAAAAAAAGCAAATAGATGCTCGCAAAAAAGAATTAGAATTAATGAAAGAAAAAAACAAACTTACTGCTGCCGAATTGGCAGACAAAAAGAAGCAAGCAGAATTAGACACGCTAAAAAAGAAGTTTGACCTAGAGCGCATTAACCTTGAAACGGCGCTAGCCAATTCTAAAGATGAAGCCGAAAAGGCACGCATACGCAGCCTGCTTACCATTATGGATGAGGATGTCAATGCAGCCGCCCGGCGCTTGGCAGAGTTAGACAAATCCAACGCGGCTAGGTTACAACAAGAATATCTAGCGGCAATTTCATTAGGCAATTTAGCCGAAGCAGCCAAACTCGCTGCAATGGGTGTAAGCGAAATTAAACTTGCTGGAATACCGCTTAGCCAATATGAGACATATAAAGATAACCCTATATTTCAAAAGGCTGCTGAGATTGAAGCACAGGGAATTGCAAACAATGCGGCTAAAGTTGCTAAAGAGGCTGAGGAAGCCGCTGCTGCTGCCCTTGCTATTGCTGACAATTCAGAGGCAATTTTGCAAGAATACATGGCAACAATCGCTGGTTTGCGCATACCAGTAGCAGGCAGCGGCAGCGGCACAGTGAACAATATAACCATCAATACCCCGGTGGGTAGTGAGGAAGCGCTGACTGAAGCCGTACAAAAAGCAGTACAACAAATTAACCGTTATGGATTTAGCAGTACTTATGCTGGGGCAATTCCTACACCATGACAGTACCTACGCTTAACGCTTTTATTAACTTTGGAACGGGGCCAAGTTTTGCGCAGGCCATGATTATTGATCAAGGCATCATCGGTACAAACATCTTGGCAGATAACGCAGCGCTCATTGTTGATGTATCAAACCAAGTGGATGGTGTTACTACGCGGCGTGGCCGTAACGCTGAGGCTGATCAATTCCAAACTGGTACTTGCACACTGCGGCTTGTTGATCAAAATGGAGACTTCAATCCGCAAAATCCAGCCTCACCATATTTTGGATTTCTAGACCCAATGCGCAAATTACAAATAACCGCAACTTTTCAAGGTGTTACTTATCCAATTTTTAGCGGGTTTATTACTGGATACCAAACCATTACACCGCAAGAATCAAATGACAACGTTACTTATACAACCATTACAGCCGTTGATGCTTTTAGACTTGCCCAAAATGCACAAATTACAACCGTGGCTGGCACTAGCGCTGGCCAATTAAGCGGCGCAAGAATTAATAACTTGTTGGACCAAATATCCTGGCCTGCAACTATGCGTGACATAGATGCCGGGCAGACAACTATGCAGGCTGATCCAGGCACAGCACGTACAGCCTTGGCAGCATGTCAAGTGGTCAGCACCAGTGAGTACGGGGCATTTTACGTAGATGCTACAGGATCGTTTGTTTTCCAAGATCGGGAAGTAACGGCAGGCAGTATTGGTGGAACGCCCACAGTTTTTACCGATAACGCTTCACCTGGCCTGCGTTACTTTGATGCCCAATGGGTGCTAAATGACGTACTAATTTACAACCAGGCTAATATCACCCGCAACGGCGGTACTACACAGGTGGCTACAAACAGTGCCAGTATTGACAAATACTTTTTGCATAGTTATACCCAAACGGGTTTACTTATGGAAACAGATGCCGTGGCCTTGGATTACGCCCGGGCTTATGTCGCTAGCCGTGCTGAAACCAGCGTGCGGTGTGATTCCATTGTCCTAGACCTTTATACAGAAAACTATGACACAGGAATCGTGGCCGCCTTAGACCTTGATTTTTTTGACCCCATAACCATTACAACCACGCAGCCAGGATCAAGCAGCCTAACAAAAACCTTGCAAATTTTTGGCGTGGCTATGACTATAAACCCGAACAGATGGCGCGTACAATTTACAACGTTAGAGCCTGTAATTGATGCGTTCATTGTCGGATCAACCCAATATGGCGTATTAGGCACTAATACGTTGTCTTACTAAAGGAGATATAAATGCCAATTTCAGGCTTTCCAACTGCCACAGGTGAGGTGCTGACTTCATCCACCATGAACAGTCTTGTGCAATTTGACGTAGTAACACAGACAGCCGATTATACAGCCACGACAAATGACAACTATCAAGAAATTATTTTGATGAATAAGGCAACTGCCATAGCCTTCAAAATTCCAACAAATGCTACAACGGCGTTCCCAATCGGCACAGTAATCACAGTTCTTAACATAGGTGCTGGCACTTGCACAATTTCAGCGGTAACCAGTGGCACAACCACAATACTTTCAGCCGGTGCAACTCCAGCACAACCTACTCTTTTACAATATAGAAGCGCAGCGTGCATTAAAACCGCTACAGACACTTGGTATGTAGTTGGGTCAGTTGGCTAATGATCGCCAATACTATTGCTGCAATTCTTGCACCATACGTTAGCCCTGCACCTGTCAAACCAACTTCTGTTGATTATCTTGTTGTGGCAGGTGGTGGCGCGGGTGGTGGTCAAGCAGGACAAGGAACAGGGCGCGGTGGCGGCGGCGCAGGTGGATTTAGAACAGGCACGGGATTTAGCATTGGTGCATCTTTCACAATTACAGTTGGTGCTGGTGGCGCAGGCGATACTGACACAGGCACAAATGGCGCTGATTCCGTTTTTTCTACAATAACTTCTACAGGCGGCGGTGCGGGATCAGGTGCAACAGGTGCGGTCTATAACGGCACTGCTGGTGGTTCAGGTGGTGGCGGTACTTTTACTGGCACAGGTGGTGCGGGAAATACACCATCAACAAGTCCATCACAAGGAAGCGCTGGTGGCAATGGTAGTCAATTTGGAAATACTGGTGGCGGCGCAGGTGGTGGCGCATCAGCGGTCGGTGGTAATGGTGGAAGTTCAACCGGCGGCACAGGTGGTGCAGGAACGGCAAATGCGTATTCAGGTTCATCAGTAACGTATGCAGGCGGCGGCGGTGGTGGTACTAGCACGGGCGGCACACCAGGTTCAGGTGGTGCAGGCGGTGGTGGTGCGGGAGCAACAAACGCGGCAAACGCTACAAATGGCACAGACAATACTGGCGGCGGCGGTGGTGGAACAGGTGGCAGCACGACACCTGGCGCGGGTTCTAATGGTGGTAATGGTGGATCAGGCGTTGTCATTATCCGATACGCAGATACTTTTGGAGACCTTACTACAATCGGCGGAACATTAGTTAAAACAGGTGGTGGAACAACACCAACAACCACAGCAGGCGGCTACAAGATTTATATCTTTACAGGTGGAACGGGAACGGTGACCGTCTAATGGCTCATTACGCATTTCTTGATGAAAATAACATTGTGACAGAGGTAATTCCTGGGCGCGATGAGTGGGAAGTAATTGATGGCATTAGTGATTGGGAGCAAGCCTATTCAGAAGTTAGAGGCCAAGTTTGCAAGCGCACAAGTTACAACGGTAATTACCGCTATAACTACGCGGGAGTTGGATATACCTATGACCCTATTGATGATGCGTTTATAGCACCAATGCCTAAATGTGGACACGATGAATTGTTACTAAATGACTTAAAACGATGGGAGTGTGCAACTTGTGAGCGAAACGAGTTACAACGGATGGCCAGCGAGTAAAGACCAGGCTGAGATAGGTGTAAAGCCTTACCCGGTCAAAGGTACAACCTTAAAAATTAGGTGTGCCAAAGATGCGGGTGAATTACTAGCCGCGTTTGCCGCAGAATTTAACACGCTAATTGAACCTATAGATGGCGGAACTTTTGATGATTGGGCCTACGCGTACAGGATGGTAAGAGGTAGCACTGACAAATTATCTTGCCACAGCAGCGGTACAGCCATTGATCTAAACGCAATTAAACACCCATTAGCCAAGGTTGGTACATTTCCAGCGGAAAAAGTGCCAATGATCCGAGCCCTAGCCAAAAAATATGGGCTGAAATGGGGCGGAGATTTTAAATCTAGAGCGGATGAAATGCACTTTGAAATTGCTATAAGCCGTGAAAAGGCCATAGCCCTAGCCAAAAAACTGGAGTTAGTAGATGCCTAAGTCAGCCGTTTTTACCGTTACAACCAGCGCTGCAATAGTTGTGCCTGCTGAAATAGGCGATCAAATGGCTTATTTACACAGTGCCAGTGGCGCGGTTTACATTGGCGGTGCTGACTTGACCTCTGACAATGGTTACCGCCTTGATAACGGCGATAAGTTATCCCTAATGGTTGGTGATCACCAGGCTTTATATGCGGTGACATCCAGCGGCACTGCAACCTTGTATGTGCTGAGTCAAGTCAATTAAGGGCGCGAAGGAGACACAATGCAAAAACAACTAAAAGCAATGGCCCTAAGTTACGGGCGCGCAGCGGCGGCAGCCGTGGTAGCACTGTATATGGCAGGTGTGACAGACCCGCGTACATTGGCTAATGCCTTTATAGCGGCTTTGATCGGGCCAGCACTAAAAGCCATTGACCCAAAAGCAAAAGAATTTGGCGTAGGCCATAAGTAATGCGCAAACTGGTGGGGGCAGTGGCCTTGTCGCTGCTCCTATCAGGGTGTGGCTACCAAGGATGGGTTAGATATGAGTGCCAAGAATTTAAAAACTGGGACAAGCCGCAATGCAAGCCACCTGCCTGCGAAGTGGTGGGTACATGCAC